GCGATATGTAGAGGCATAGTCAGCCTGTCGTACATATACTAGTGCCTCAGGGTTACGTGTAGGACTTGTGGTAGTGCCTTGGGCTACTACCTTATTCTTATTTACAATAAAGGTTACATCTGCAATGGATACAGCAGCCAACTCTAAGCTAGGGTCAGTCAATCCTGTCAGATAACTAGCAGCGTTATTGGTGACAGTCTTAGAGACACCATCCTTGTCAAACACCCTGATAGTGCCAGCCGTATCTACCGCCATAGAGTAAAACTCATTCTCATCCCTACGGATAGTATGAATGAAAGCCTTATCCAGATTAGCAATAGTACCTAGATCAGCAATATGCTCAGAGCTAGGACGCTTAGACAGTCCTGTTACCACACTTGACAGAGCGTTCTCTTGAACCTCTGCCTGTGTAGCCAGACGTAGTGATGGTGGCTGTTGTGATACACCGTTAATAAGGTTAGGGATAGATTGACTGATGAGTGCCATTAGATTGTTCTCCGTCCCTGCCTATCAATAATGCTAAAGGTATCATAGTTGTCAAAGATGTTATGGTCATCAGCAGCCTTATCAAAATCTTTAAGCTGGACTAAAGCCTGTTGTTCATCTCTCTCTTGGAAATCATGTAGTGTGTTAGAACCTACCACACGATCTTGGAAGATACGAGTAGCACGTAGTACAATGTAACGCTTTGCTACTTCTGGTATGTCATCAAAGACTAACTGCACTACTACATCAAGGGCAGCGTTTGTGCCAACGATGAAAGTGTGATTAACTCTGTCGTACATTTTTAAGCCACGCTGTACAAGATTAGGCGCATTGGCCTTTAGCGTAGCATCTGCTCTAAGAATATCAGCGGGGAGTAGTATCTCACCTGCTGGTGTCTGAGCGAAACTTTTGTTTAATTCTGTGTTGAAGTGCCAGCCCATAGACTGTACTTCTCTGTCAATAGTATTTAAAATACTTTCTGCAATCTCAGCCTCAATCAATCCTGAGGATAAACTACTTACTGGTGCTTCACCAATAGAAGAAAGCATCGTATTGACTGCATCTAGTTTACTTGTTCCAGCCATGATAGCTCCTTACCATTTAACCTTGTTAGCCCAATAAGCAGCAGAGGTTTCACCCTTTTTAATATTCTTGGCATGTCTAGCCTTAAAGGATTCCTGTCTTGCTGTTGGTTGCCTATCACCTGTTACACCTTGTTGACCAAAGCGTATAACCTTAGGCTTATCTTTAGTACCTATTAACACCGCATGAGACTTAGAGGCATTTGGCGTTCTTTTAGGTATCCGCAAACCCTTAAAGGTTTCTCCTGCGTGTGTAATAGTCATTACTTTTTCTTTCCGTACTTAGCCATGATAGCAGCTACCTGCTTCTGTGGCTTACCACCAAAGGACATCTTCTTGCCTGTCTTCTTAGACGCAGCCTTAGCCTTAGCAATGCCTTCTTTAGTATACTTGTATTCTTTACCTGCTACTTCTGGCATATCATACTCCAAAGTAAAAAAGGGAGTAGCCGTTAAGCTACCCCCAATATTCTTAGACCTCTACAAGACCGATACATGATGCAGGACGCAGGACGTTATGGCCCATTGCGTACTTAGCAACCATGAGTGTGCCTTGACGGTTGATCTGGTACTCAGACTCCATGCCCAAGTCAAGCAACTTGACAGTAGCAACAGCTTCTGGTGTGAAGACAAAGCCACGGAACTTAGCAGCTTCTGCAACCATGTCGCGTCCGTCTACGTTAGTAGTTGGAAGGTCATAGTGAGTAGTGCGGCCTGAACCAGCAGTGTTTGCTAGTGGCTGGTTGTCAATAGTCTCACCTTCGTTTGCGTTAGCAGTGACAAGACTCTTGTACAGATTAGTAACGTCAGCATGGTTTGACATGATTACAGGAATACCTGCAATTGACGGAACCATACCTGAAGCAATTGAACCGTTACCACCAAAGTCTTGGTTCATGTATGTCAGCTTTGAGCCATCAGTTACATCCATCAGTGCATAGTACTGTGCTGGCGGAAGGACAACAACTGCGTTGTCTGATGGTACGTTAGCAATATCCATGGTCTTCTTGGCATCAAAGATAGCTTTAGCCAGCTTTGCAGGATCAAGAGAGTCAGCAGTAGCTGTACCAATGTTGACATTAGAAGTGAAGTCTTCTTCAGCAAAGTCTTTGTAGTTTTGGATAAGACCAGCAGCGGCTGTCGCATTAGTTGACAGTGCAGCTTTAACAAGCATACGAGCTACGTTCCGATCTGCTTCGTTAGCTAGTGCAATACCAGCTTCCTTTGAGTAGATTGAACGTACATCATAGTGGTTGATAGCTTCATCAATGTTAGCAATGAACTGGCTTGAGATAAGCAAGTCATCAATTGTGACGATACGCTCACC